CCCGTGTGGTCGGTCGGCGACCCGCTGACGGCATACAGGCGGTGCGTGATGGTAAGGCCTGCCGTCGCGTGCGGAAAACCGGGCTCCTGCATGTAGAAGAACGACCCGCTCCACGCCTCACCAGCCACGACAGGCAGGGATGTCGTCGCCTCGAAGTTGAGCGCGCCGCCTGTCGTCGCCGTGGATGTGCCGGCGATCTGGATGGTCACGTAGTCGATGCCCGAATCCGTGCCGGTGTCCACAATGGTCAGCGTCAGCCCATTCGACCCCGTGCCGCCACCACCAACGGACCAGTTGGTCGGCAAGGTGGATGGCGCCACCGCACCAGCCCCGCGCGGGTTGCGAATGCTGTTCGATCCGACCCCATCAATCCGCAGCGCCCGCGTTGGGTGCGAGAAGCGCGGCAAGTTCTGCCCGACTTCTGACCATGCGGTGTCAGTCGCCTGCATCAGCGCCGTTGCGGTGCTGGCGGTATGCGCCCGCGTCACGGCAACATCTGCGTCGAGAGCATCGGCCGCGACGAGCGGCAACGGCGCCGTGGTCGTCAGCCCGCCAGGCGCCCGCGCCGTCATCGTGACCAGCACAACGGCAGCGCGCGGCGATCCAGCATCGACCAGAACAGGACGCTCAAGCGCGCCCGCCTCGACGGCGTAGTCCGGCAGGCTTGCTTCGGGCAAGTAGCCATACGGGAACAGCGCGGCGTCAAGCATCAAGCGCGCTCGGCGATCTGAAAGCTAAACTGCGCGCGCTGCGGCCGGTTGTAGGAGAAGCCGACATCCTCGCCGGGCCGCGTCAACGCGCCGTAGATGGATCGGCGGTTTAGCTCTGCCGCTGAAAGGTCGGTGTCCGGTATCCACAGCACATCATCGGACGGATGCACCGCGTCCAGCACAGCGCGCAGCGTGCCATCGTATTCGGATGCCAGGATGCTCGGGACCGTCACGCGCGCATATCGCGCGTTCACCAGTCCGGCTAGACGATGCTCGGTGCGCGTGAAGGGGTTGCGGTCCAAGATGCCGGACGGCAAGCGCCCCTCGACCATGCCGAGGCCGGGACGGATTGCGAAACGGAAGGTCTCGAAAACCGCGATGTTGCCGATATCCAGCACGGCGGCGCAGTTGGTAAAACGAAACCAGACATAGCGCGCGGACAGGTCGGCGCTGCGGAGGATGGTGATCTGCCCGCGCGTGGCGTCCGGCGTCGTGGCCGTGGCGTCAATGGAGTAGTCGAACGACGCGACGGTTGGGTCCACTTCGCTGGTGCGGAAGCGCAGCGTCTCGGCGCCCGTCAGAGTGCTGTTGACTAGCGCCATCGCGCCGAGCGTGCGAACGGCGCCGAGGTCAACGATGAACTGCACGGTATTGACGCCGTTCGGGATGAACCGCGCGCGGAGACCGGGTTGCGGGTCGAACAGGTTTTCGGTCGGCATCCCGCTTTCGTTGGTGCCGGTCCACATGGACACAGATGCGCCGTCACGCATCCAGTCACGCCAGCCGATTGCGCCTGCCATGGGCTAGCCCCCGCTTCCGACCAGCGTCACCGTTATTCGGCGCCGCTGCTGATCCTCGCGCATCGCGACCACGACGCCGGTAAAGCCCGCATCCAGACCATATCCGGGATAGGTAATGCATCCTACGTCGCCCATGTTCAGCACATGCAGGTAGCGATCTGTCGTGATCGAAACCGCCCGCGCGCCACCCTCAAGCCATGTGCCGATGATCTCTGCCCGCGCCTGCGCCGCCGTTTCGTCCGCATAGACGGCAGGCAGTCGCAACACGCGCGCTTGCGCGACACGCTGCGATATCAACCCTGACGTGTAGATTGCTACAGGCGACACGCCATCAACGAGGCGCTGCCACAGGTCGCTGTCGGCGCCGGCTGCGATGTCAGAAATAGGCGCAGCGTTCGCGCCCCAACCGACTTGAACCTCATACGGCGCCGGGGCCAACAGGTCCGGCAGCGACACAGGCTCAGGCTCCGCGACCACGCCAGACGCGGGGATGTCGAACTGCATCGTTTGGTCGGACGTGAACGGGTCGAACAGCCGCATCTTGCCCGCCCGGTCGCCGCACAGCACGGCGCCGCAACCGCCAAGCACACGCTGCACGGCGTCGAGCGTGCGGGTATCCGTGGCGCCCTGATAGAACCCAACCTCGCCCGGCAAGTCAGCCTCGGCGAACAGCCACGACGTAGCGTCGCGATCCGCGCTCACCATCTGCGGCCCGAGCGTGCTGCACAGCGCCCAAATGATCGCAGGAACCGTGTTAGGAAAACCGTCCGCTTCGCCGCGCACGCCGCACGTCACCGAACCGTCTGGCGTCGATCCAAGTTGGAACACGCCTAGCGCCGGATAGTCGCGGAACTCGGACACGCCCGGCGCCGTGATGGTCGGCGTCTGCTCTACGCCACGGATGCGCACCGCGTCATGGGCGACAACGGCGCGCCAATGGGTCTGGAACGTCGGCAACGCGCCGTCGCCTAGGTCCACATCGCCGAGGTAGACGGGAGCCACGTTGAACACGCGCCCCATGCAGACCGGCATGGGCCGATCCGCCAGCGCCGCCGAGCCTTGCAAGCCCCCTGCCCCGCTGTAGCGGAGAGGCTGTAGGGCGTCCTCAAGGCGCGCCGTGGGATCGGTAAGGGAAACCCGCGCCCGACGCCCTGCAAGCCTCTCCACGCGCCGCACAGTGCCGCGCCAGGCCAGCACGGTATCGCGCAACGGCGTGCCAAAGTCTGACGCGCGCGGGTCCAGCACTGCGGCGACGCGGATTTCAACGTCTCGACCGTCTGCTGTGCTATAGCGCGCGAGGTCTGCCGACCAGTTGTCTTGATCGGCAACGACCAGTTCCGCCGCCGTCAGCGCCACCACGCCGCCAACGCCAATGCCGCCGAGAATGTCTTGCGCAACCTCGACATCGCCAAGGATGCGCGGAGGCCACGCGGTTGACGGTGGCTCGTCAACCGTATCCGAGTGCCACGCCGCCGTGGCGAAGCGGAGCGAGGTTTCGGCCTGATCCTCGATGGCCCATGCCGGCAGGGTCGCTTCCGGCAGGTAGCCATACGGAAAGAAGGCCGCGTCGAGCATCAGATGCGCCGCGCGTAGAGGCTGACGAAGCCGCCCGCCACAAAGTTGCCGCTGGACGGCAGCACGCGAACTGCATTGACGGCCCCCAACACGGCACGGTTTCCGCCGAGCGTCCCGATACCCGCCAGTGCGCCGCCGCTATCCGTCCACTTTGACCCGACATTGTAGAGCTGCGCGCCGAAGGCGCCGTCGCCCGGGAACAGGTCCGCGCTGCCATAGACCGGCGTGTTGGCCGCGCCGGTGATGGTCAGCAGCATCGCGGTCCCGGCATCCGCCCCGGTATTGGCGCTGGAGGCGCCGGCCGTCGCGCTCCAGGCACGGTCATAATTGCCCGCGCTGGAGGCGAAGGTCGCACCGCCATCGACCGAGGTACGCAGCAGCAGCGCAGCTGCGCTGCCGAGCGTCAGCGCGAATTCCAGCCGGTAGAGCATCACGGTGGACGGCAGGGCGAAATCAATATTGCCGACAGCCGTGCCGGCGATAGTGCGGACCAACGCCTGGCTAGGCAGCGCCGTATGGCTCCAGCCGGTGCCGGTGCTGAAGATCTCCATGGTCTCGCCAGAAAGGAGGATCTGCGCAGTGGCAACGCCGACCAACTCCGACGCATTACCATCCACCGTCAGCCAGGCCCCGGATGATCCGCTGTTGCGAATCATGTAGCCAACGCCGACAGGCACGGTTGCCGCCGCCGGCAAGGTCAGCGTCGTCGCGGCCGAGCCTGTGAAATCCAGGATCGAGCCGAGGTCAACCAACGCGGCCGTCGCGGTGGTCGTGAAGCCGAGCGTCTGCCGTTGGCCTGGGAACGACACAAGCTGCACGTCCTTGCGCCCGGCAGAGAACGACACGGCGGCAGTCGTGCCGAGATGGTTGGCAAGGATCGTCGGGCGCGTGAGCGTGCCAGGATTGGCGCCGTTGTGGACGCCAACGCCAATCTCCCACTGCGCGGACCCTTCCAGCGAGGCGCGATAGCCGACAGCCGTCGAGACGCTGCCGGTAGCGGTCGCGATGGGGCGGAACTCGGCGGATGACGTGCCAAGCGTCAACGTGCCGGTGCCGGCGGTGTCCGTGTATTGCTTGGTCAGGAAGGCGAGAGGAAGGGGCATGGCGGCTCCTAAGCAGCAGCAGGCAGCAAGCGCGGCATCATCGCGGCAATCAGCGCGTTCAACCGGCCTACTTCCGTCTTGAGGTCGTTGATGACGCCCCGGCTGTCCGTGGCGTAGATGGCTGCCTCGACGTTGGTCGTTGCGTCGATCAGGCTGGAAAGGCCGGCTGCGTCGGCGCCTGGCGCAGCGCGGCGCAGCGTGTCGGACGTGCTGTTGACGAGCGCCGCATAGCTGGCGCTGGTGCCCTCGACATCGCGAACCACCGGCAACGCGGACTGCACAACGCGGGCATACTCCGCGATCTCGGCATCGGTGGCGCCGTCCGCGAATGCACGCCCCGCCGCCGTGATGGACGCTCGCGCAGCCGCAGCGCGCGCGGCAGGGCTAAGGCCGCCAAGCCCGCCGAAGGACAGGCTCTCGAAAAGCCCGCGCGCCGTGCTGTTGCCGCTGGCCGTGACGCCGGTTGCTGCCGCAGCCTGCCGCGTGATGTTGGCACGCTCAAGCGCCTGCACCTGTTGCAACCGGTCAACCTGCGTCGCCGTGTCGCCAGCCTGCGAACCGAGTTCCGTCAACGCATCGCGGAGCGCGGTGACTTGCTGCGCAGCGCCAAGGTCGAAGTCGAGCAGCGCGGCTTCTGTGTCCATGCCCACGGCGCGGAAATACCGGGACGTGATGCCGCCTTGCAGCGCGCCAATCTGCTGGTTCTGCGCGTCGATCAGTTCCTGTTGCTGCTTGCGCTGCGCCGTCGAAAGGTTGTCGGTTGCCAAGCCAAGATCGCGCGCGCGGATGATGGCGGCGCTGAACGTGTCGTTAACCGCCTTCATGGCGGTATCGAATTGCGTCGCCGGTTCCGCCGTGGAACCAAGCACCTCATAGACACTTGTGACCCAAGCCGCCGCTTCGACAGCAGATGACACGGAGGTCCTGCCGCTGATAGCGCGCATGACGTTATCGTTGGCGCTCACAAGGTCGGCCGCGTCGTTGGAGAACGCGGCGAGCGCGCCGGCAATGTCGCGCGGGTTGTCGGACTGCCCCGAGCCGAGCGCGCCAGCTAGACCGCCTTCGCCGGAAACCTCACGGAACCGCAGGCCAGAGGCGGATAGCTGCGCGTTGAGTTGCGCGGCCTGCTGGCGTGCCTGCGCCAGCACAGCTTCGCGCGCGCCGTCCTGCTCGCCCTTGCCGCTGTACCCCGAGACTTCGACCTGGCCTTGCGCGTTGATGCGCAACAGCGCGTCGCCACCTTCAAAGCCTTTGCCGGGGCCAATCAGCCCGCCAAGCAGCCCGCCGCCAGCGCCGCCGAGCAGCCCGCCAGCAAGCGTGCCAATGCCGGGGATAATGCTGCCGATCAGCGCGCCGGCCAGGGCGCCGCCGCCCGACCCGAGCATGCCGTTCGTCTGGCGCGCGGGGCTGGTCGCCGTTAGCGCGGACAGCATCGACCCGAGCGCGAAACCGCCACCGACGCCGCCAAGCGCGCCGCCGATGCTGATCGGGTTCGACGCGAAGCTGTGCGTCGTGCCGATGCCGAACAGGCTACCGCCCTGCGTCAGCCCAACGCTTTCAGCCAAGCCGCCAAAGCCGCCGCCGGGGAGGAAGCTAGTCAGGCCGCTAAGGATGCCGGCGCCCGAACCCGCGCCGCTCGTGGCGCCAGTGAAGCCGACAGCGCCAGCCAGTTCGCGAACAAGCGGCTGCATGACCGTGAGCGAAAGCGCCTCAACCGCCGCGCGCCGCAGGATCGAACCGAAACCGGAGGCGAGCGACTGAAACACGCTCTCGCCACGAACCGCGCCGGCTTCTAAGGCGTTGAAGGTCACATCAGCGAGGCTGTCGCCAAACCGCTGCACCGTCGCGTCAAGGCGGCGCGCGTTGGCGTCTGCCTCGCGCTGCACTTCGGTCGCGAGGCGTTCCGCTGCGCGCCGTTCGTTCGCCGCGTTGCGATCCGTGATGGTCTGAATACCAGACATCGGAAACACGGTCTGGTTGGGATTGTCCGCTTGCTCGTAGACAATCGCCTCACGAACCTGACGCAGCCCGGAGGCCGCGCGCGGGGCGCTATCGGCCAGCCGGCGCAAGGCTTCGTCGCGCTCACGGTCGGCGGCGGCGCGGAGGCGCTGCGCCTCGGCTTCGTCAATGCCGCCCTGCGTCGTGCCGCGCGCAAGTTGTTCGCCAATCGCAGCAACGGCGCGCGCATGGGTCTCGCGAACGCCGCGCTCACGGTCGTAGGCAGTGCGCAGGGACGCAAGGCCATCATCCGCCTGCCGGCGTTGGTTCGTCGCTGCGCGTTCCGCAGCCTGCGCACGCTCGTATTCCGCGCGCGATGCGCCTTCGCGCTCAAGGTTGATGCGGTTTAGGATCGCCGCTTCAAGAATTTCGTTCTCGCGGGCAACCTGCGCTTGCAGTTCCGCGACGCGGGCTTCCTGCGTGCCGGCCGCCGCCGCCTGCAACCCGCCTTGGATGCTGCCGCGCCGCGTACCGTTGCGAATGCCCGGCTCGAACAGATTGAGTTGCTGTTCCAGCACACGAAGGCGCGATTGAGACGCGGCTTCGTCAGCGCGGGCATCCTCAATCGGCGTGCGACCGAGGCCGGCAGAACGCCGAACACCATCAACGGCGGAAGCTGCGGCATTGACGGCGCGCGCGATGGCCTGCGAAAGCCCTAGCGCCTTATCCAAATCGGCAGCGAACCGCGTCATCGCGGCCCCAAGCGTCTCAAACGCCCGGCCCATCGTGGGCGGCAGCTTCTCGAACTCGGCGTTGATCTGCTCACCAGCGCGCAGCAAGGCCGGCAACACGCGGTCGGCCGTCAACTGGCCTTCCGAACCCATCTTGCGGAGTTCGCCAACGCTAACGCCCAACTCGCGCGCCAGCGCAACGGCGAGGTTGGGCATGTTCTCAAGCAGCGAGCGCAGTTCGTCGCCCTGCAACACGCCGGACGCCAGCGCCTGCGCCAACTGGCCAGCAGCGGCGCTCGCTTCCTGTCCGGACGAACCCGCTACCAGCGCCGCGCGCTGTAGGGTCGCGACAAGCTGCAACGCCTGTTCGTTGGTGCCGCCGACTTCGCGCGTTGCAATCGAGAACCGCTGAAACGCGCCCGCCGTCTCCGCGACACTGACGCCGGTTTGCAGGCTGATCCGATAGAGCCGGTCGTAGATGTCAACCGCCGACTGCACCGAACCCGTCGCGCTGGCCAGCCGGCCTAGCGTCGCCGTCATCTCGTCGCCGGCACGCGCAACGCTGGTCGCGGCTAGAGCAATGCCACCAAGGCCAGCAGCCGCAGCCGCGCCTGCCACGCCGAGAGAGGACAACCCCGCGCCAATGGGGCCTAGGCGGCTTCCCATGGCTTCCAAAGACCGCGTTACGTCTTGCGTAACCGTCCCCACCGCCGAGAGGCTGCCGCCCCTCTGGGCGGCGCGCATAGCCGCCGCATCCAGCTTCTTGAGCGCGCTTTCGCCAACGTCGCCCATGGCGAGCAGGTCACGGCGCAACTGGTCCGCGCCGTTGACGCTCAGTGAAAGGGTAATGGCCCGCGAACCACTCATGCGCCGCCTCCCCTCTCGATACGAAACGTGATGTCAGTCTTCCGGCTTGCGCTCAGACGCCCCAAGCCGGACGCCCTGCGCCGCAGCCGCCACCAGCGAGGCCGCTAGAGGCGCCTGGACGCCTTGCGCCCGCGCCATGGCTAGTGCCCCCGCAACGTCGAGTTCCGCGCCCGCCATGCCGCCCCGTAGGCACGCCATGACGGCACTCAGGACGGCAGCGCCGTCCGGTGTCTCAGGCGCGTTGACTACAGCGGGGCAGGAGCCGCATCGCTCTTGGCTTTGCCCTTCGACGCCGGGCCAGCGGGGGGCGCCGGGGCACCCCGTGCAGCCTCGCTCGCCTCCGGAGAGGCGCCAGCGGAGGAGGCTGCGGAGTCGTTTCCCTCCGCGACCTGTTCCGCCAGGCTGCGGCCATAGGCGGTGCGGAACGCCGGGCCGAGGTCCGGATGTTCGGCCATGGCTTCCGTAGCCGCCGGCGTCACCGGCAGCGGTTGGCCGTCATCCCCGTTGATGCCTTCCCACCGCTTGATAGCGTAGCGAGCGAGCGCGGAGATGTAGAACTGCGCGAACTGCCCATCCAGCCAAGCCGCGTTGGCGCCGTTCGGGCCGAGCGGGTCCATGGGATGGCCGGTCTTCTCTGCCGCCTCGGCTTCCACGATTAGCGCCGCCGTGCGCTTCTGCGCCTCGGCCTGCGCTGCGGAGTTGATGACGGTCGTGAGCGGCCGAACTTCGACCTTCACGCCGTAAGGCAGCACCAGCCATTGCGGCTGGCGGTTGAGGTTGAGCTTCATGGCTGGGGTTGTCCTTACGAAGCCGAGTAGGACGCGATCTGGTTTTTGACGGTGGCCTGCATGACGCCCGTGGACGAATGCGGCCCCGCGACCCAGCGGAAGGTCTGCGTGATGCCACGCGGCCCGCTGATCGGCGCGCCCTGAGGCGTGATGTAAGTCCGGCCGAAGTTGAAGACGATTGACGTGTTGGCGTCGATGGTCCAGCCGTAGGTGATGGCGGCCGGCGACTGCGTGGCAACCGCCGCATCGTAGAGCGTGATGGTCTCAAACCGCGACGTGAACGTCCCGGACGCCGCAGCAAGGCCAAAGTCGATGTCTTCCATGAGGTAGTCGCCACGCACGGCGGCAACCATCTCCATGTCGTTGGTAAAGGTGAAGTCGCACGACGTGATGCCGGCGAGCGTCGATCCGCTGCGGGTCAACACGCCCTGCGCGTTGAAGTAGCGCGCGAAGGACGTGACAACCGCCGTGCCCGCGCCCGTGCTGGCATTGGAAACCTGAGACAGCCCCATCAGGCCAACCGTCGCCTGCGCGGCGCCGTCCGGGCCGAGCGACACGCGAAGCGTGTTCGCGCGGACGCCAGCGGTGCGGATGAAAGCGTCGGTCGCAAGGTCCGCGTGCGCCACTTCCATGGAGTTGGACGGCAGCGCCGCAGATCCGGACGTGAAGACGTGCGTGTAGTTGGTGCTGCCCGAAGTGGACGGCGCGCCGCACAGCAGCCGCATCCACCGCGCGAAATGCACCGTGTCCAGCGGAACCACAACGTCGCCCTCGACGCGGATCAGGCCGAAGAACGGATCTGCGCTGTCGCGGTTTGCGACGGCAGAGAGCAGCGCGTCTTGATCCAGGCCCTGCGTCTTGCTCATGTTGATCGAGAAGAAGGGCACTTGGTTGTAGTTCACCGACCCAACGAACGTGCCGGCGGTGACTTCGGGATACATGCGCAGCTTTGCATTGCTGCCTTGAGCTACGACGCCCATTGCCTGCTACTCCTGATTGTTGGGGTTGCGGCAGGGCCGCGTTACGGGTTGTCCGTGTAGTAGGACCACGAGAAAACGAACGTCGTCGCGCCATACGCGCGGTTATAGATCGGCGCATCCGGCGCGCCGTCGTAGATGCCCCGGCCGTACTGCGCCGCGTCTGGCGTCCAGCCGATCAACGACGCGAACAGCGCATCCCTCGCGTTCAACAGCCGCTCGCTTGCATCCTGCCCGGTCTGGTCGGTCGTGCCGCTCACGATGACGGTGATCG